TAGCAGGAAGGCAGAACAAAGCATACGGATACAACCCTATCTCTATTTACTTGCAGAACAATGCGTGGTGGGACTTAGCGCACGAGTACGGATACCAAGATATATACTACCAAATTGATTATGATCTTGACGATGAAATCGACAACTTTGACTGGTATTGGGTTAAAGATGGTGAGCGTGTAGCGGATACTGATGAGGACTTTCGCAGATACATCTATGGTAGCATTGTGAATGATTACAACAAAGCACGATTTGATGAGGTAGGAACTCTTGCATCTTTATCTGCAATCTTTGGGGTAGACTACTACCACTACACAGAAAACTTTTGGATTCACTCTTGGTCATCTATACTGCCTTACCATACACACATATTGGGAAATGAGGAGTTCTCGTTCAATAATTTTGTGGACGGCAACCAATGGATAGACTACACACTGGGGGCAGTTCTTGGTTACAAGATAGGACTGCGTTGGGGTATCTTTGCCGAAGGAGAGTATATGCAGTATTGGGATAGAGAGGTGTTCACTATCAAGGCAGGCATTAATTACCAGATTAGATAATAATTAAATAAAACATAATGAAACATTTGCAGGTATTTTGGCTATGGGTTAAAGAGACCAATAAGCGGTTCTGGTGCTATTGGTTAGGTTTTACTGATGTAGACGAGAAGGTGTTATCAGCATACGCTGAAGCAAGAGGTAGATATAGAAACATAGTAAACGCAGTAAAAGGAGAATAAATGAATACACCAAAATGTAAATTTTCAGATTCGTTAGAGGATTTTGTAGATGAGTTAAGTAGCAAAGAACAACCAACTTGTAACATAGACAACCCAGAGGATTGTGAGGAGTGTGGATCTTAAATGGCTAAGAAGAGTAATAGGAGCAGGACTAATAACCCTGCTTCTTCCATCTTGTGGTGCGAAGTATCACCTAAAGCGTGCGATTGCAAAAGATCCTACGATACTAGAATCGGTTGCCGTAGAAGTGGACACAACGATCATAACCGAAAATAAAGCGATTAAAGACACTTTAATTCTTCAGAGGCTAGATACCATCACTATAGAGAGAAATGCCGTTAGAGTTAAGATAAGACGCATACACGACACGATACAGATAGATGCTGAGTGTTTACCAGACACTATCAGAATACAGAAGGTTGTTAATGTACCTCAAGTAATTTATAAAGAGGCGAAGCCGAATAATACTTGGAAGTACATCTTGTCTATATCCTTTTTTTTCCTTAGTATTGCTTTATTACTAAAGTATATATATAATATATTTAATAAGTAATATATACTCCTACGGAGTATTATAATAATATATAATATATATATTATACTATTATGCGTAATCAAAAAAATGTTAATGAGTGGAAGTCTCACTTCCGTAAGATAGAAAGAGGTGAGATAGAAGATGACTACTCTAATCACTTGCTCTCGCATTTTGGTTTCTACGATGAGAATGTAAATAGATACTGGAAAAAATACAAACAATAACAAACTATACACTTATGAGAAATCCTGCTATTGATGATATCCTTAGAGATATGGCTATTATTTACACGAAACTAGGAATAGATAGTAGCGAACAAGAAAAGCAGGAGGCAAAGCAGCAAGAGCTGCAACTCATAGGACAGATATCTAAGATAGATCCTGAGATGGGATTAAGACTACTGGCTAATGATATCTGATCATAGCAAGATAGTCATAGAGCTGGGTAAGATACCTAGCCTAAACAAGTTCTACTCGTCTCCTCATTGGACATTTAGGAGCAAGGAAAAGACTAAGTGGAAAAAGGTAGTAGCTGACCAGCTAGACTATGACTTCCAATTTGAGAGCTGTACAATCACAGCAAGAGTAAACTACCGATACGATTTAGATAACTGCATTATGGCTATCAAGTTTACGCAAGATGCGATGGTAGATGCAGGTATGGTAGTAGACGATAACAAGAAATTCGTAAGGTCTGTAACGATAGAACCAGCACCTGATCTCCCTAAGAACTCTAGCCACATCGTGATAGAGGGAAAAATAATTCACAAATAGTTTTGCATATCTAAATTGTTCTGTATAGTTTAGCTCTAAATTCTTAGAGAGATGAATACAGAAAACATTTACCAAGTCATTGATGACATTGAAGCCTTCGCAGACCAGATCGGTAGCGAATGGCTAAAGGAGCGACTAGCAATGTTGGAAGCTCAATTAGCAAATCTAGAAACTTTAAACAATCAATTATAATGAAAGCAAGAGTAGTATCGGTAACTCCTAAGGGAGACTATCAACTGAGAGATGGAAAGACTTTGTACAAGTTCTTTGTATCTATGGACAATGGAGACTCTGGGGAATACTCCTCAGTAAAGGCAGACCAAGATAAGTTCGTGGTAGGTCAAGAAGTAGAGTACGAGTTGAGCAGTACGCAGTACGGCAACAAGATTAAGCCTGTGTATAATCAAGGTGGTGGTTACACAAAAGGTAACTACTCAATAGTATCTGATGACAAGCAAAAGATGATCGTAAAGCAGAGCTGTCTAAAAGCAGCAGTTGATCTATTAAAAGACAAGGGTGCTAAGAGTACCGATGTGCTAAAGGTAGCAGACAGCTTTGTAGAGTGGGTTCTTGAATCTGATAAGCAAGAGACTACTTATAAAACACACTTCTCATCACGAGAAGAAAAGATACAAGTTGCTCAAGCAGCATCTGTCGGAGAAGAGACAGATGGACTCCCGTTCTAGTTGATTGATTGTCTTAGGCAAGAGGGGTAGAGATACTCCTCTTTTTTTTGTTCATATCGTAGGATATTAAAAAGAGATTGTTAATTTAGAAGAATGATTCACCAACACATCGTAGACACAAGCAAAACCCTAAACTACCTAGAGAAAGCCAGACAGGGAAAGATAGCTGAGGCATCTAAGTTTGGAGTTCCAGAGATAGACGAATACTTGCGATTTAAGAAAGGTAATTTTATTGTAGTTACAGGACACGCCAATGTCGGCAAGACACATACGATGACCTACCTACAACTGCTACACACATTAGAGAACGGAACAAGATGGCTCGTATACTCCTCAGAGAATGAGGTACAATCTTTACAGCGTAAGCTCATAGAGTTCTTAGCTAGTAAGCCAATTAATATGATAGACGAGCAGACCTTCTGGAGACACCACGCTTTCATCCAAGCACACTGGGCGTTCCTAGACTCCGAGCTTATAGTCAATGCCTTTGACTTGCTAGACATCGCTAGAGAGATATATGATGCTTGGGACTTCGAGGGATTCCTGATAGATCCATACAACTCGCTAACTATCCGCAAGGAGGACTTAAAAGGTGTAAGCACCCACGAGTACCACTACGAAGTAACCAGCCACATCCGTAAGTTCTGCAAGGAGTATGGCGTTACTACTATCGTGAATACTCACCCTGCTACTCAAGCACTTAGGAAAACCTATACAGGCAATCATCCAATGGCTGGGCATACTATGCCTCCTATGGCTAGTGATGTTGAAGGAGGCGGTAAGTTTGTGAACCGCTCCGATGAATTTTTTTGCATACATAGAGCGATTTCTCATAGTACAGAATGGGTTTATACAGACATACATATACGCAAGGTAAAGGAGCTAGAGTCTGGAGGTAGACCTACCCCACTAGATGAACCTATCAGGATGCGATCTAAAATAGGTAATTGTGGCTTTGAAATTAAAGGCTTAGATTTGATAACTAAAGAAATAACAATAGATGGATCTCCATTTTGAAGGTAACAGGCTATACTACCTAGAGAAAGAAGCCGAGCTGTTTAAGTGCCTCACTTATCTAAGCCAAGAGCTAGGCAACAAAGAGCCGATGAATCAAGAGCAACTATGGGAGATATTTAACATCGTCTCCGACACGGCCGCAATTTATCGCCATATCACCGACTACTTCAACACATTAGATAAGCTCATACTAGATGCTCGTATAGATAATGGCAAACTAAAGCAGGAGGTATACGATCTAAAGAAGGAAAATATAAAACTACAAAAAGCCCTAGAGGGATGTATGGATGAATTTTAAAAGGAAGATTCTTAATGGTCAGCGGTTCGAGATCAATGGTATGGAGTTCATATGCCTAGAGACTTGTATAGCATTACAGACCAGAACAGATGGTGAAGAACCAGATATAGAAGTAGGAGGCAGCTACTACATAGTACGCAATACCTCAACAGGAGGTCTACACAAGATCCCCTTCAAACGAATAATAGAAAAAGAAAAAGACATCAAATGGAAGATTTAAGTACAATGCTTCAGGATTATTACAATGCAGTTGGCATTTCACCAAAGAGTAACCGAAAGATTGAACAAGTACTAGCAAGACAAGCTATGATGGTTTCCCTGCGACCTTACACTACATTGGCTCAGATTGGCAGGATGTTCGGTAAGCACCACGCCACGGCTCACTATGCCCTTAAAAATCACCAGACTAACCTAGGCTGGAGTCCTATGTATAGGTTCTTTTACGAAACGGCACAAGAAATAGTTACTAACAATCCACTTGATGGACAGCGTAGGGATGATAAGCTTACGGCAATGCTGACACGGCATAAGATGCATATCACGGAACTCAAGATTCAAAATGCAGAGCTAAATGAAAAAGTGGAACATTTATTGGAAATGAATCGTATATTGGAAAGAGAAAACAAAAACCTAAGCCAGTATGCAGATAGAGTTTAGTCCACTCACAGGAGTTATGTTAGGCCTCAACTACGCCTACTACGAATCGACAGATGAGTTTGATGGGCTTCACCTAGTACAAATCGGCATAGGTTTGATTATGGTGCAAGTATCGTGGGTAACATAGAAACATTCTACAAAGAAAACTTTAAGAGACTTACAGGATTCATCAAGGAATACACCGATGGATCGTATGAGATAGCATCGGACATAGTTCAGATGGTGTTTTTGCGACTACTAGAATTAGAACAAGAAGGGAGGACCAACTTTTACGAGGAGGACTCCCTTAACTTTTTTTATGTGTATAGGTCTTGCATCAACACAGCCCTGAAATACCAACGCACTAAGAAGCGCATCAACAAGGTCAGCATAGATGATATGGCATACGATCAAATAGCTGCGGAGGATTATCCTGAATACAAAGTAGCAATGGAGAAACTCATCACCTATATGGAGGAGGAGATAGATGACTTTCATTGGTACGATGCAAAGATCATACGCATACATATGCAGGGTACATCTATGAACAAGCTACATAGAGAATCAGATATAGGTCTAACTTCAATAAAGAACACGATAAAGAATGGCAAAGCAAGGATCTACGAAAAAGTCAAAGAGGACTACCAAGACTTTAGCAACGGAGACTACGACAAAATCTAGGGGGCTTGGAGACACGATAGAGAAGATCACCACAGCTACAGGCATCAAGGCTGCTGTAAAAGCAGTAGTAGGTGAGGACTGCGGATGTGATGAACGCAGAGATAAGCTAAACAAGATGTTCCCCTACAAGCGTGAGCCAGAGTGCTTAACGGATGATGAGCGCAACTACCTAGCAGGAGGTGTTCTACGCAAAAGAGTCATCGACTATAAGGACAGAGAGCGCATAGCTACTATACACGCTAGAGTGTTCAACCACAAGTTTGATGTGCCGTGTACTTGCAACCCTAAGATATGGATGCAATGGATTCGAGAACTGCAATACCTACTAGATGCAACTGCGTAACTACCTGAAAGACAAGCGCAAACTAACCGCCAGCCGCACGAAAGTCTGTGTTGAGGTAGGTAAGACTGGGGAGGCTCTGTTCAAAGAGATAACAGGCGCACTCAAATCAGACCTAGCAGATGACAAAAAGCACATAGATTTCTACTGGGGAAAGAAGCTGGTAGATGTTAAGGGCTTGAAGAAGATGCACCTATCAGGATATATACTCCTAGAATTTATTAATGTGTGGGGTGGTGATGGATGGTGCAGTAAAAAGAGCAAGGCGCAGTTCATAGCCTTTCAGTTCCCAGAGGCTTTCTATGTGTTTAGAAAGAAGCACCTGAGGCTGCGAGCCATAGAACTCTGTGAGCCTTTCTATAAGCATAAGGTAGAGCGTAGAAACTATATCCCCTATGCGGATGCCCTGCATAGATGGGTGGGTAGATGGAACGCTCAGGATGTGTTTACTTATTTAAAGTTTCAGGATGTAGAGGATCTTATCTTTGAAATCTTGCCTTATGAACTAAAATAAATTAGTTATTAAAAATTTTTTGTTTATATTGCATCTATCAAATAAACAGAAAGATGACAAAGCAAGAAAAAATTGAATTGATTTTACAAGACATTAAATCATTAGATTTCAAGATTGATGTTTGGGATCAACCAGAAGATTCGATGTATAGATCAAAAATGATTGCGAGCAAGAAAGAGCTAGAAGAAAGACTTAAACTAGTTCGAAGCAGTATTCACAGATGGCAAAAAATTTAAGAGAGATGAAAAAGTACACTAAACTACAAGAGGCTACCTACTATACAACCATAGGTATCGTAGCATTGACATTCACCTTTGCAGTTCTTGCAGTAGGTAAACTATTAGCAATCCTATTAGGCACTACACTATGATAATGTTAGACGGAGCTGACTACGATCAGCAATGGCTCATAGACAAAGCGAGAGATGATGACTTCTACTACGGAGCATTGAACAAGATAGCCCTATCCTCTAGTAGTCTCAAGATGCTACTAGATAGTCCTAAGACATTCTACAATGTGCAGACCTATGGCTCTAACGAGTCAAGTCCAGCTTTGTTGCAGGGGCGTATTATCCATACAATGATCCTAGAGCCAGAGAGTTTCTATGATATCTTTGAGGTGATAGATGTGGCTTCTAAAAACACCAAAAAGTTCAAGGAGACACAGGCATCAACAAGCAAGACTTGTATTACTATAAAGGATCTAGAGAACGGAGAGCGTATTACAGATGCATTCCAACGCAATGAACACGCCAAGCATTTCCTCAAGCAGAGCCAAACAGAGAAGCCTATGGTAGACTTACTAGGTGGCTTTCCGTTTAGAGGTAAGGCAGATATATGGAACGAGAGCTTCCTAGCAGACATCAAAACAACCACAGACCTCAAGGCGTTCCGATACAGCGCAGATAAGTACGGCTATGATATGCAATGCTATATCTACTGCAACTTGTTTAACAGATCGTATCAAGACTGGTACTTCATCGCACTAGACAAATCATCCTGCGACATTGGTATCTACGATGTGAGTGAGGAGTTCTACAAGAGAGGAGAGGCAAAGTTCAACAGAGCCTTAGCCATCTATAAGGACTTCTTTGTGAAGGGTAACGACCTAGACTCCTATATCATTAGAGACACGCTATGAATGTAACATTTGAAGGCAATACAGCCACAGGAAAGGATGAATGGCTAACACCTCCCTATGTAATACAATCTCTTGGAGAGTTTGATTTAGATCCATCAAGCCCAATCAATAGACCATTTGAAACGGCAAAGAATTATTATACGATTCTAGATAATGGTCTTATTAAAGAATGGCAAGGGAGGGTATGGTGCAACCCACCATACGGCAAACACACAAAGGCTTGGCTAAAGAAATGCAAGGAATACGGAAACGCAATAGTCTTGATATTTGCGAGAACCGAGACAAGAATGTTCTTTGATCATATCTGGAATGATGCTGATGCAATATTCTTTATTAAAGGTCGTCTGAAGTTTTACCATATAGATGGAACTCAAGGCGATGCCGCAGGTGCGCCAAGTGTTCTTGTAGCTTATGGCGATTATAACGCTGAGGCATTGAAGAATTGTTCATTAGAAGGAAAGTATATAGATCTAAGATTTGACTGATGAAAAAGCACACCAAAATCTATATGCAGTACTTTGACTATGTACTCGATGACTTCATCCCTTGCGAGGTTTGTGGAGCAAGAGCTGTAGATATACACCACATAGAGAACAGAGGATCAGGAGGTGCTAAAAACAAAGACAGAATAGAGAACCTAATCGCGGTATGTAGACCTTGTCATCTAGTATATGGTGATGTACCTCATAGAGTTCAATGGTTGAAAGACATACACAACAAATTACTATGAAAGAGATGAGTCAATTCCTACGCATAGCAAATGCGAGATTAAAGAAGATGTACCCTAACAAGAAGCAAAGAATGGCTTGGGCTGCAAAGATGTATGCAAGATGGATAGAAAGAACTAATACTAAATAAAAATGCCAAGAAAGCAAATAGTAATATGGGTAGATAAGCCCAAGCGAAAAAGACCTAATGTCCACGCAAAGACTAAGAACTCAAAGTTGAAGTCCTCAAAGAATTATAGAAAGAAGTACAAAGGTCAAGGCAGATGAGACACTTCATAGACTTAGACACTTCACAACTGCGTAAACTATACAATCTTGTCTTTGACAAGAGGGATATGCAGGACATAGTAGATAAGCTACATACACACATAGAAATAGTAAAACAAAGAGAGAGATATGAAAACAAACTACCAACATCAAAGAACATCCGAAGGTCGTGAGGCTATTACAAGAATAGCAAGATATGCTTCCAGAGGAATGATGCGCACCAAACTAAAGTCTACACATTACGCTAAGATCGTAGATGCGTGTAAAAGAGACTTACAACTATACGGCTATGAAAATGATTAGGAAACGCAAACACATAAGAGAGATAGAGAAGTACCTTCGTATGCTAGAGCTTGATCAGATCAACCTAACCATACAAGCAAGTAGGTTCGGATGGACTGATGAATTACAGAACCAACTAACTAACTCAGCACTACTTATACGCAAGTACCAGAGGAGACTAAGACTAATAAGAATGTAATGAGCAAGAGCGAACAGATCCTAGTCAATAGGAAGAACCTAGAGATGTTTATCAACATCCTAACCCAAGTACACCTACGAGGTCAGCTGTCATCAGATGAACAAGCATTCCTAGCTAAATTTGTAGACCTACCAGAAGCACCTAGACAGCCCAACAGAGCGCAGCGTAGGTTGAATCAGAAGGTGATAAACGACATAATCAGAGAGGAGCGTAAACGCAATCTAAATAAATAGGGTTTTATAATTATGCAAAGAGTAAACATTCAAGAGGTTAGGCTAAACGATACCAACCCACGATTCATCAAGGATCACAAGTTCGAGAAACTAGTAAAGAGCATAAAAGAGTTCCCTGAAATGCTAGATCTACGACCTATCGTAGTGAATCAGGATATGGTTGTCTTAGGAGGTAATATGAGACTACGAGCGTGTAGAGAGGCAGGGCTAACTGAAGTGCCTATTATTCAAGCAAGTGAACTAAGCGATGAACAGCAGAATGAGTTTATCATCAAGGATAACTCTAGCTTCGGTGAGTGGGATTGGGATATACTAGCCAATGAATGGGATACAGAACAGCTTATAGATTGGGGTATGGACATACCTGATGACTGGGCAATAGATGAGGTACTAGAAGCGGAGGAAGATAATTACAAGGAATCAATAGACGATGTAGAAACAGATATTGTTTTAGGTGATCTAATACAAATAGGAAATCATAAAATACTATGCGGTGATTCTACCGACAGCGATCAAGTTGCTAAACTGATGAATGGAGAACTTGCAGATCTAGCACACAATGATCCGCCCTACGGAATGAAAAAGGAAAACGAGGGAGTCTTAAATGACAATCTTAACTTTAATGCTTTGCTAGAATTTAACAAAGACTGGATCCCCTTGCAATGGACACACATAAAAGATAACGGATCGTGGTATTGTTGGGGTATAGATGAACCACTTATGGACATCTATTATGAGATCATTAAACCTTACCAGAATGATTCCAAGCTAACCTTTAGAAATTTATTAACTTGGGATAAGGAAACAGGGCAAGGTCAGAATAGTGAAGTGCATAGGATGTTTGCAACGGCTGATGAAAAATGCTTGTTTATTATGATGGGCAAACAGAATATGGTTCAAAATAAAGATCAGTTCCCAGAAGAATGGAGACCTTTATTGAATTACTTCAAAGAAGAAAGAGACAAGATGGGATGGACTACAAAAGATGTCGTTAAAATAACAGGCAAAACTAGCGCATCACATTATTTTACTGAGTCTCAGTTTCAGATGCCTACTATTGAACACTATGCAAAGATGCAAGAAGCAGCAGGTGGCAAAGCATTCACCAGATCGTTTAACACACTAGACAAAAAAGGCTTTGCTAATACATCAGACGGAAAGTCTATTATAGCTGAATTTTATGAGAATCGTGCCTACTTTGACAATACTCACGACAATATGAATAATGTGTGGCACTTTAAACGCACATCTCAAGCAGAAAGACAATCAACAGGCGGTCACGCAACACCTAAACCTCTAGAGCTATGTGGTAGAGCAATCAAGAGTAGTTGCCCAGAGGGTGGCTTAGTAATTGATATGTTTTTAGGTTCTGGATCTACAATGGCGGCAGCACATCAGTTAAATCGCAAATGCTATGGTATGGAGCTTGATCCTAGATATTGTCAGGTGATAATTAATAGAATGAAAAATTTAGATTCAACACTTGAAATAAAAATAAATGGAGAGATAAAGTAAGCATCGTTCTTTTGGCGGTATCTCCAGTCCCAAATCCGCTGGAGGTCTAGAAGGGGATAAGGTCTAGCTTCGACCATTCCCCTCTCTCTTTTACTAAATTTGACACATAAAAAATGGACAGCACACAGGAACACAAGAAGGCAATGCTCAAGTCCTTAGAGAAGAATCTAGGGGTTGTAACCTCTGCCTGTAAATCAGTAGGTATATCTAGGCAGACACATTACAACTGGCTCAAGGACGATGCCAAGTATAAAGCAGCAGTTGATGAACTAGAGAATGTTGCACTAGACTACGCAGAGAGTAAACTACATAACCAAATTACAAAAGAGAACCCTACAGCAATCATCTTCTACCTAAAGACTAAAGGCAAGAAGCGAGGGTACATAGAACGCCAAGAGATATCTCACGAGGGAATTCAGACCTTTACCATTGAAGAAATAGATGGGGAAGATAGCAGTCAATAAAGTCTATACACATCTCAAGAGGTCAGACAAGAAGATAGTAGTAGAGCAAGGAGGTACTCGTAGTGGTAAGACTTACAACATCATCCTTTGGATTATCTTCTACTACTGCACCAAGAATACAGGCAAGACTATAACGATAGCTCGTAAGACCTTCCCTGCGGTACGCAGCTCTGTAATGAGAGACTTCTTTGACATATTGAAACAGCATAAACTTTATACAGAGGAACGCCACAACAAGTCAAACAGCGAGTATATACTTAACGGCAACCGCATAGAGTTTGTATCACTAGACCAACCACAAAAGATTAGAGGTCGCAAGAGAGATCTGGCATTCTTAAATGAGGCTAACGAGTTGAGCTTTGAGGACTGGCAGCAGATAGTGTTCCGTACCAACGGCAGGATCATACTTGACTACAACCCATCAGACACCTACCATTGGATATACGATAGGGTGATACCAAGAGAGGATGTAGACTTCTACCAAACCACATATCTAGACAATCCCTTCCTAGATGCTACGATAGTAGATGAGATAGAACGACTCAAGGAGACTGACGAGCATTACTGGAGAGTATATGGATTAGGAGAGAGAGGTACAAACCGATCGCAGGTATTCCAATTCACAACCATACAGCAAGTGCCTAGCACAGCCAAGTTCCTATCGTATGGTCTTGACTTTGGATTTACTAACGATCCCAGTGCGCTTGTGCGCTGTTACCAAGAAGGCAACAACCTCTACTTTCAGGAGATGCTATACTCTACCAACCTTACTAATCAGGATCTGTCTACTAGATTCTACGACATAGGCGTAGGTAGATACGAGGAGATATTTGCAGATAGTGCAGAGCCTAAGAGCATAGAGGAGCTGCATCGTATGGGCTGGAACATCAAGCCTACCACTAAAGGTATGGATAGTGTGAACGCAGGGATAGATATGCTGAAGCGTTACAAGCTGCACATCGTAGGTGCTAACCTTATGAAAGAGATGGAGAACTATCGCTGGATGGAAGATAAAAATGGTAACTTGCTGAACAAGCCAGAAGATAAGTGGAATCACTTGATTGATGCAGCGAGATATGGAGTATATAACAAACTAAGCAAACCCAACTATGGAAGGTACGCAATCCGTTAAGATAGAGATACCAGAGGCACTAGCCGATATCTCAGTAGAGAAGTACAAGAAGTTCGTAATGATGGCTACGGAGGAGAATGGAGATGAACAGGCTCTCTATCACTTCTGTGGTCTTACTCCTGATCAACAGGAGAATATGAAGAAGAAGGACAGAGACTACATTAGAGGTAAGATAGGTGAAGTGCTTAACGAGAAACCAGCACTTGTCAAAACCTTCAAGTACAATGGCGTAGAATACGGCTTCCATCCTAAACTAGAGGACATCTCTATGGGAGAGTATGTAGATCTAGATGAATACCTCAAAGAGCCTTACAAGAACGCAGAGAAAGTATTAGGTGTGTTATACAGACCTATCACTAGCAAGATGTATGGCAGACACTTGATCGAGACATACGATCCTGACAAGCACAATGGCTTAGGCTTTCAAGACTTAGGTGCTCACATATTCTTAGGATGTCTGCTTTTTTTTTATCGTTTAGAAATCAGCTTACTAATAACTTTCCTACGATTTTCACAGAAGGAGCAGCAGACGAACCGAGCTTTGACAAGCAAACGCAGTTCTCAAGAAAGTGGGGTTGGTATGGCGCAATCAATACGATTGCTGGAGGTGATCTCACAAAGTTTGATGAAGTAACAGAGCTGCCAGCTCGTACTTGTCTTACCTTCCTAGAGTTCAGCCTAGACAAGGCAGATGTTGAAAAGTCAATGATCAAGAGAAAATCGTATTAGGTTATTAAAAAAAATCTGTGTATATTTGAGTAAATCAAAACACAAGAGAGATGAACTTGTACGAACAATTAGTCCCTACGCACAGGGAGAAGATCCTTGCTGAGGTAGAGAAATACCCAGCAACAGGCAGACTGATTATGCACTCACTAGAACATAACGGATCTGTCATCGGTCTAACTATAAGAGAAGCAACAGAGATACACAGCATCTTCTATCCTTTCGAGCCGTTCAACTTGTCTAACCTATATAGCCTGTTTTCCTAATGGACTACTTAGATTGGGATTTAGTGGTGTACCAAGACTACGAGGATCGTATGTGCGGAGTCTGTGGTGAGTATGTAGACGAGGAATGGTCTTGTGGGTGCTGTGAGACTTGCAAGTGTTCTGAGTGCGAATGCGAAGAAGAAGAAATACATTTAGGCATCTAGTGGTGGTTCGCTAGATTGGTTTGGTTGAGAGAGGGCTTCGGCTCTCTCTTTTTTTATCCTTATTTTTGTAAATAGGGTTTTTTAATTGTATGAAGAAAGGATACTACCAAATAACAGAGGCTATCAAATCAGCAGTTGAAGCCAACGATCACATCAACCAAGTAAGCTGGGGCAACATCTTTGACATTGATTTCCGTAAGATGGATATGTACCCTCTGGCTCATATCATTACAGGCAACGCCACACTAAACGAGAGAACCATCTCCTACGAGTTTGACTTGCTAGTGATGGATATAGTAGACTACTCTAAGGAGGCCAAGGACTTGTATGAGGGCGGAATGATGAAGCAAGACATCTATCACAGAACACTAGCTACTATCTCGGAGGTACTCGCTACTTTCCGCAGAGGTACTCAACACGATGCATACTTCCGCTTGGCTAACAATCCTATAGCTGAACCATTTGATGAGGACTACGAGGCTAACATATGTGGGTGGAAGGCTACGCTAGTGATTGAGGCAATCAACCCAAATAACATCTGTTAGTGGAGAACAGAAACCGAAATACACAACTAGCTTTAGAGAAGTTCGGCAAGTATCTGGTAACGGAATCTAGAAAGAACCTAACACGCAAGAAGAAGAACAACACTAGAAAACTATATGACTCTTTAGACTACGATGTTCAGGTGATGGCTAACTCGCTAAACTTTGGCTTCGTAATGGAGGAGTACGGAGAGTGGGTAGACAAGGGTAGAAAGAAGGGCAAGATGCCTCCTCCCTCAGCACTACGCAAATGGGTAGAGCAACGCAGTATTCAGTTTCGAGATAACAGAGGAAGGTTTAAGACCTACGAGAGTACAGCTTGGGCAATAGCCAAGAGCATAAAAAAGCGAGGGATCCCTGCTACTGAGTTCTACTCACGACCTTTTAACTTAGGATACCAGAGACTGCCTGATGAGGTAGTACAAGCATACGCTCTAGATGTAGAGGACTTTCTAGAGTTTACAATAGACGAACTAAACAAGAAATACAAAGATGGCAGTAATTAGTCCAGTAGGGTTGCAAGGAGTACGATCTCCTATCTTCATCACTTGGAATGGAACAGGCGTAAGCGCATCAGATATTAATTCATTTGAGTTGGAGATATATGCGTGGGCAGGTGAGGAGTCTGCTAAACCAGCAACACCTATTTTTACGATCAACAGAACATCAGGTTTTGTAAACTCATTTCCTACTGCTGATATTTCTAAGTTGATAGAGAATGAGTTTACCAATCGTGTATCTAAGCTAACGCAGGAGGCGATAGTAACAAACTCACCAGACTCATACCTATGGGTACAAGTAGATTATGATATTAACTATAATGTGAGTGGTACACCAACAACTGATGCAGGATCTACTTCTGTGTTTATTGCTACCTATGGATATAGTAAGTTTGTTGAGGGTGCAAATGCAAACATCTCTAAGGATATTCTTCAAAAGAACGAGCGTTTCGCCTACGACACAGATGCATTTATGATGCCTATCTTCTTAGGGCTACACGGAGAAGGTCTTGATATTATCTATGGATACAGAGACAGAGTAGTAGCCGATGGCGGTGTAGTAGAGTCTTTGACTTGTGCTAACATAGGACTCGCAAAGATTAAGGTGCTGAATGATGATGCTACAAGCTACGAGCACTCAGTTACGGAATCGGATGTATATGGTACATCGATAGAGGAGCGTGTGCTTCTGTTTCCTGCTGGTATCTCTAACCTATCCAACTTCAAGGCTAACAACGGACTATCAGGAACTGCACCATACAACGCCAAATTTTACGACATTCAACTGATAGACGGCTTTGGAGATGTGATAGACTTTATGCGTGTGAATAACGAGTGTGAGGTTAAGTTTGATCCTGTGAGCTTGTACTTTGTAAACAGATACGGAGCTTGGGATAACATCACCTTCTTCAAGCGTAGCGATACAGATCTATCTGTAAGCAAAGAGAAGTACCGCAGTACGATAGGCTCTGCTTCCGCTTCGGGTTATACTTGGGGTGATCAAGCAAGAGGTGTGCGTACCTTTAACCACGAGGCTAGAGAGAGGCAAACGCTTAACACGGGTTTTGTTAATGAGAACTACTCAGAGGTGATGGAGGAGTTGCTTATGAGCGAGCATGTGCTTATGGTTATAGACCGAACTACGCAAAGATCTGGTACTACCTACGACATAAGCCAATCTCAGAGAGCTGTAACCATCAACAATGAGAGCCTACGATTGCAGAAGCACATCAATGACAAGACTATTAACTATACCATAGAGGTAGAGTTTGCAACCACGCAGAATGCAATGCTATGATAGAGATATTCATCGGCTCGGAAAAGCTGGATACCTTCAAAGATGAGGATGTTAATATCAAGCTGAGTGTTCAAAACATCAAGGACATCAGTAAGTTATTTGCGGACTATACTCAGAACTTTAGCGTACCAGCATCCAAAGCAAACAACGCTGTATTCAAGCACTACTACAATGCTGACATCTCAGGAGGCTTTGATGCCTCTCTCCGCCAATCTGCTACTATCTTATTAGATAAAGAGCCGTTTAGAGAAGGTAGCGTAGAGTTGCTATCTGTAAATTTAAAAAATGGCTTAGCGAGTAGCTACGAGATTGTATTCTTCTCCGCAGGGGTGAATCTAAAGGACTTGTTCGGTGAGGATGAGCTTACTGACCTTGACCTATCAGCATACAACCACAACTACACAGCAGCGAATGTCCGAACAGGCGCAGTAAGTGGTTTAAGTAGTGGCAACATTATCTACCCACTTATCTCTCCAACAGAGGATTGGCTATATCACAGCAGTAGTTCTTCTCACGATGATAACAACATAGCCTATCATGGAACTAATAAACCAGAGGGAGTACACTACTTCTCTCTCAAACCAGCCGTAAAACTAGCCGCACTTATTGATGCGATAGAAGCTAAGTATGGTATCACTTTTACTAGCACCTTCTTTGCCTCTAGCAAGTTCACTAACCTATATATGTGGTGCCATCGCAGAGAGGGGTATATGTTCAAGGATCAAGAGAACGGATGGACTCCAACTCCCATACTTTGGCAAAATACTACTGATGGTTCTCAGGTTATTGTAAATGATGGAAATGAGTTTGTTCTTCTAGGCATTCTCACGCCAAACATTGACTTTATATATGATATAACTATTGTATCAGGTGGTAATCTAGGCATATTCTTTTATGTGAATAATGTGTTATTCACTACCAAAAACTATTCTGCTACGGCTACTGGTGAGGTAGTAACTATGAGGGGAT